GCCTTGTTCATAATACTAATGCAAGTGTTTAGGTCAGACGTCAGAAACTCTATGTTTGGCGGCCAGAAACCTGTTTCTACCAATAAATGGCAGAGGGCTAGTCGGTGGCCGCTTGTGTAGGGTTTACGTCTTCCTGCTCTACAACTTCAGGCATTGCGACAAGTTTTTTTATAAAATCGTCAAAGACAACTGGCACCATGATGCCGTGTAGTTTGCTGGCCTCGAATGCAAGATACGCCAGGTCTTCAGCGCCGATGCCTTGCGCTAGGTCTGACATTTTGCGTTTATATTTTCGTTCCCATTGCACAGCGCACCAAAGGTTAGTGGTCACCTCATACGGGCCGTTGCCTGTGTCTAGTTTCATTGTTATTTGCATGTCTGCCGCCTTGCGTCGGGTTAGTTATGGGGTGATGTCGCGTGCGTACGTGCCGCCGACAAATGAGGCGGTAACCATGCTCAGCTCGCCTACAGCGCCAGCAATAGGCGTAAAGTTGACCAGCTGCATGTTAATTATTGTGTACTCAGGGTTAGACGCGGTTTCTGAGGTGCCTGCTGGCGAAATAGTTAATTCTGTGGTGCCGGTGCCTAAGTTTGCAAACAGTGTCGCTTCAACTTCGCCAGTGCCGTAAGACAGGAACATTTCTAGCTCTACTTCTACGGTTTGCAAGCCAGCCACAAAACGGTGGCCTGTATCGCCAAAAGCAGTTGACTCTAAACTGTCTACGCCGACGGTAATAGTCGCGCTACGGCATTGGTCGGTCAGGTCAACTTTTGCGCCGCCAGTTGTGGGCGCCAGGTTTACTGTCGGGTTTGTAAGATACGTTGTAGTTGCCATTTTGTCTCCTAAAAGAACGCTGCGCTATGTGGAAAGAGTAACACTTTTATGCTGTCTGTGCTTGTAAAGCCATTTGCAAAATGTAGGCAGGATAGGTTGAGCCGCCTATCTCGACTGCCCCTGGCTGGCCAGACATTACGATTATCGGGCTTGCCAGCACTAGGGCGGCAATGCTCAGCAGTTTTTGTAGTACCGGCAGGCCTGCTGGGCCTGTGCCGATGACCTTGACTTGAAACGTCATGCGCACAATGTTGCCGCCGCCTGCGATGGTCTCAAAACTGGGTGCGTCAAGAAACACACAGTTAGGCACTATTTTTGTGGCGTCATTTACCACGCGCAAGCCAGTAACAGCTGTCAGTGTCGCTGTAACGTCGGCTATGGCCTCATTAAACAGGTCTGTATAAGCCATTAGGCAACCTGCGGGCGGTCAATGCCTAGCAGCTGCTTAATAACTGGCGTCATAGCATTAACGTTTGCCTGGCCCATGCCGTCAAAGGTTGCAAACGTGTCTTGCGTACTGCCTCGACTACGCCACAAGGCCGCCGCATACATGAGAGTACCTAGAGTGACGTCGTGCCCAGGTGAAGTAGTTAATGAATCTGCATAACCTGATTCCTGCCTGCGACGATACGCAAAATCGTTGCCGGCGTTGCGGGCCTGCGTAAGTAGCGTGTAATCGTCTGACGGGTCGGTCATGTCTACGCCTAAATATGTTTCTAACTGCGCAACCGTTACCCATGTGCATGACTGCGTATAAGTCACAGTGCCGGTATAAATGACGGTGTATAAAACGTCAGCGCCAGTACAAGCAAACAACACTTGGTTTTCTCTAGGTACGTTTGCGTCAAAAAGTAGTGCGCCTGTTTCGTTTTCTACGCCAATAAACCGATAAAGCGGCGTGTCAAGCACAGTGAACGTGCCGTTAAACGGTGATGTAAGACTAGCTACTGTTATTGACTGGCCTGTAACTATTTCTGTAGGTTCCAGCGTTTGCAGCACTGCGTAGTTGTCTAGCAGCTGCTTGCTTTGTGTTTTATATACAGCCACAGCTGTGCCGCCTTTCTGTTAGGCGGTGGTGATGCTTTGGATACAAACTGGAATGTTTGCAAACGTCGCAATGTAGCCGTAGAACGTTACGTCACGGCCCAAAAGCTCTGCGTTTTCCACAGTCATGATTCCGCGAATTTCCTCATAGAAACTAAACGCTGAGGTGGCTGAGTTGCGTGGTGTATGCGCCACAATCATTGTGCCTGAAGCAAAGTTGTTGCTTACTACTACTTCAAGGCCCAATGGGTTAATGCTGTTGTAGTTCAGGCCGCCGGCGTTGCCGCCTAAGCCGTTCATACTGATGTTGTTGTTAGCGCCGACATAACCAAATACTGGGCGGTTTTGGCTGTCAAGCTGACGGCCCAATTTTTCCCAGACGTTAGGTGCACAATAAATGTGGGTCGGGAAATAGTTAGTGTCTTCGGCCATTTCACGCGCTGCGTCATAAAGTGCGTTTACCAATGACGTCGGGTCAGTTTGTGCAAATGTCCAGGTGCTACCAGATGCTGTTGCAGCTGATACAAGCGCGTCGGCAGCAACGTCATCTGTGCGAATCATGTACTCGCCGCTGAGGTCGTTAATAATGGTTTCAAGCGCTGGAATAGCGGTAAAGTCAATGTCCTGTTGAGAAATGAAAACGCCGCCAGCTTGCGTACTTTTTGTAACCGTATTTGCTGAGAGGGTCATTTTCTGTGACGTTACAGCTGAGCCCTCAGTTTGTGTGCTGACTGAAGTGTGCTGCGAAATTTTTGTTTTAGTAAATGTCTTAGATGGTGTTGACGGCATAGCCGAAACGCCCAGCGCTGTAACCACAGGGCGCATAAATGACAAATCTTGAATGACAGGGCCAAGCAGTCTTTGCTCAAGCAAACCAGCGGTGTCAGTTGTCAAATCTTGTGCTAACGCAAATTCAAGTGCTGTTGAGTTTTGCTTCAAGTTGTCTTTGTAAGCAAGGTTTACTGCGCGGAAGGTGTCGCCGCCAATGTGCATGGCTGCCATGTATTCGGCAGCTGACGGCATCTTAAATGCGCGTTTTGGCTGTGCGTACAATGGTGCTGAAGCCTCTATAACTTCTGGTGCTGCTGGGGTAGTTTCCACTGGTGTCTCCTCGATAAGTTCGGTAGCGTCTTCGGGTTCGCCGTCGTCGCTGTTGTCATTATTACATATATTTTCTGTGTTTGCATCGGAACTGGCGGCCACTTGCGTAATTACTGAGCCCTCAAATGCCGGTGTAGGTACTAAAGACAGCTCTAACCAGTCGGCGGCCTCAACAACCATGACGCCGTCTTTGTTAAACGTAAATTTTGTCGGGTTTACGCCTACTGAAACAGAATCTAAAACGCCGTCTGCGGCCAATATTAGCGCTTCGTCGCCTAGCGCTGTAGTGCTGACTTTTGCCACAAAGTACATGGCTGTTTCGTCTTCTTCGCGCTCAGTGACAAGGCCAATAGCCGCTGTTGAGTCATGCGACATAAACAATTTGGGTGCTTTTCCGTCTGTAGGCAATGAGCCAGGCATAAATGTGACAACTTGCCCGCCAGTTACGGTGGCCTCAGTATTGTAGGGCAGGGCAACGCCAGTAATTGTCCGCTTAGCTGTGCCGTCTGGTGCGGCTGCGTCAATGCTAAAACTAGAATTGGTTAACCTAATCATTTGCTAACTCCTCTTGTGTGTTCTCTCTATAGTCTGCTGCATCTGCTACATAATTTTCTGCTAAATACGACAGGGCGTTAAATTCAACATAGGTGCCGCGCGGCAAAACGTTGTTCATGCTGAGTGTGGCCGATATGCACTCTGCGTATGGCTTAACGCCAAAAATGTATAGGTCGGCGCGACTCTGCTCTGAACTGGTGTACGCGTATGAGCCAGTAGCAACGCCGACAAGGTAAGGCGGCACGCCGCACAGCCTGGCAAGGTCAAGCGCGCTGTACTGTGCGCTTTCTATCATCAGCATTTTGTCAGGGGTGGCGTTGCTGGGCTCATAGGTCAAAAACTCATTAAGCACTGCTGTTTGTGAAGTTAAACGCGCATTATTAAACGCGGCCCCAATGTCGGCCAGCTCGGTAGCGCTCAGGGGCTCGCCGCCAGTTTGCTTAAGGATTCCAGACGGTAAAGATGTGCGGGCCATTTCATAGCGGCTGCGCTCAACCTTAATCGCCGTGGCAATGGTTTGCGATGAGCTGTAAACAATGCCCTGTATAGGTGAAATAAATTGCACGACGTCGCGCGGGTCAAGCATGTTGCCAGCAAACATAATCTCTTTAGATGGGCCAAAAAATACTGGCCCCATTTGGTCAAGTGTTGAAACTGAGCCGGCAGGTAGGCGCGTAAATTTGCTGGGGAAGCCGTCAGTAGTGCGTTCAATTATGGCCCAAAACGCACGCCCGTAGAACAGTAGGTCGTCTAGGGTGAAGCTCATTAAATGCCCGTAGGTTACGCCTGGGTCGGGTTGCCGTAACCAGCTGCGCGGCGCTAAAGGTATTTTTTCCATTTCGCCTGTGACATCGTCGAATTGTTCGCCATACATTTTTAACGGCATGCACGCAATGACTGAGGCGAGCAAGTCTCGACTACGAGACACGGTGGCCAGCGTCATTGCTTCAGCGCGTGCTGTGCCCTCTTGGTACTGGTAAAAT